ATTGGTGTTTGAAAAAGGTTGTACAACTGGGTCTTGTTCAACTGCTTGTCTATTACTTAATATACCTGCTAGGTTTCCGTTTATTGCTTGACTTTTCTCTACATTTTCTTCAGCTATATCTTTATCGAGTGAGTCAATATTAAAATGTTCAGGTTGGAACACAACATTGTATAATATTGGTTGACTATCTGCATAACTTAATGTGTCATGATTTATTGTTTGTATCATACAATTATAAAGTGTTATAGTTCTACCGCCTTGTTGACTATCTACATTACTAATTTTTATTTCTTCAAACATGAATCTTTTTGACTTATCAATACTTTTTGCACCAAAAGGAGATGACCCGCCAGTAAAGGTTGGTTCAATAAGATTGTATCCACTAAATTGGCTTTCATCTAAATTATGTCCATGAAAATAATGATTGCTGTATGCTTTCAATAGTGTTTGAAATTGGTTATCTTTTGTATCATAAAAACTTATCGGAATAGTACCAATGGTCATTCTAGTAGGTACATGCCTTTGTCTGTTATATTGATTGAATGTTGTTATCCCATAATCAACATCCGGAAGACCAACCGAAGATACTCTATCAAAAACAAAAGATTTGCCCATACTTTCATCTGATAATTTTATGCCTTCATTCAGCATAAATTCCACGTAAAAATTATATTTTAGACGTGGGAGTAATGTATGATCTCCGTCTACACCAAAATGCTCTGCGGCGGCATTGTATGGGCCGGTACGGCTAACTAGTGCCATAGACTAATCCTTATGTTGCGGTACCAGCACCAGTAGCATTACTTAGAGTTTGATCAGGTGTAGTTCCTGTTAATGTAGCTTGGTTAGCGGCATCAAAAATCTCTGCGTTATCATAACGAACACTTACTGTTACTTGAACTTGTTCGCTACTTGCATATGCTAATTCACCATATTGAATGTTTGAAATATAGCAACCTGCAAGTTCAAAGGTGTCAAGTACACCTGGAGTAGGACTAGCACCATCTAATGTTTCTACTTTCATTTGAAACTTGTATGCTGAACCTGCTCTAGGAGCTGATTGATTTGCGTGATCAACTTGTCTGTTAAGTTGATTATTTAATTCTCTTAATACTGCACTGTCTACATCATCTCTGAGAACACATGTTACTGGATCCCAGGTATGTTTACCTGCTAGATAAATTCTACTGTTGTATGCATCTACAATTGTCTCGTCGTGTGTTAACGCTGGTCTGCTTACACTCACAACGCTACGTGTAGGCGTTGAACTAAAGCCTTCTCCAATAAACGTAACTCTAAAACGATACTGGAGTTTCGGCATGATAGTTGTTGTGTTTCCTGCATTGTCTGGAACACCTAGTGTTGTAATAACTGCCATTGGAATCTCCTCATATTATCGGCTAACAGTATTTATATTGTTTACCCAAAAAATTAGGCGCACTGTGGCGCCTAATTAAGTATTATGTTAATTTTTTTTAGTTTGTTGCGGCTAATGTACCAGTATTCACTAATCTAATCGGAATGTAAATAAATTCTGCCGCTTTTGAAGGTTCAATTGCAACATCTACATAAAATTCATTACGATCAATTCTTGCTGGAGTATTATTGCTTGTATCACACACTACTGCAAAATCATTAAGTCCTCTTCTACTGAGAATGTCAGCTAAGAATCTTTCAAAAGCAACTTTTGCTCTTGCTCTTGTTTGTGCATCATTGATCTCAAACAAGAATGGTCTCGCTAGTTCGTCAAATCTATCTCTGAGATATGCAACAAGTCTTGCAACATTAACTCTGTCTAATGCACTTGTTGTACCGTGTAAAGTTTTTTGTCCAAAAATTACTGTGCCTTGTCCAGGGAATGTTGTAATTGGATTTAACTTTGCAGTATACATACTATCACGTTGTCCTTGTGTAAGGCTTACCGCTTTAAATTCACCTTCAGTAGTAATGTGTCCTACTGAGGTTGCATTTTGTACAACACCTCTTGTTAAGCCAGCAGGAGCGAACCACTGAAAGCTAATGTTGTCATTGTATGCGAATGTATAAAGTGCCATATGACTCGGAGGAACTGCAACTGTTGCACCACCTAGTGGTTCTGTTGTCTGTCCAGCTGGATAGTAAACTGCACTATATGTGTTTTTAGTTACTAGTCCATCTTCTCCGTTTTCTGATGCGTTTGCAGTATTCTGCACCCAATTTACTGCGGCAGTTGGTGTTTTACGCATTGGAGTATCAACAATAATAAATCCTGTTTCACCTCTATCACTGTTCAATGTTACCATTTCGTCTGTTAGTTCAGGATAGTTAGGTGCCGCCAACAAGCTAAATCTGTTGCTTGGATCTCTTAAATCTGATCCTGCGGCAACTGCTTGAATTGCTGTTGCGATTACTTTACGTTGTGCATATCTTCCAAATGCTCCACTTCCGTCTGCATGATTAGCGGCACCATTTCTCCATGCTGTACCGTTCCATGCACGAACTGTGTTTTTACTTTGTGCCATGTTGATAACAATCATGCCTGCTGGATAAACACCTGCACTTGGTGCACCAGTAACTGTAGTTGCTTTACCACCATTACTGTTATCACTTGCTGTATCTGTAATATCAGCAAACAATACACCGTTTGATGTAGTTTGATCTGTATTATCATGTAATACCCATGCACTGTTTCCAACATTACGTTTGTAAATTTTTGGATATGCACGTTCGTTGGCTTGATTCTCGCCTGCTAGTGTTGTATCAACCCAAATATCTCCTGCACTAGGTGATGTTGGAGCAGTTGTACTATAAGTTGGTGTTATTCTTGCATAACCACTGTTGATTGTATACATATCAAGTGCATTTATTGTATTGTCAAACCAATACTGCCCATTTGCAGGTGTTGCTGTTGGAGTATTAGCTTGTGCTTGAAGATCAGGTGTTGTTAATGCACCTACCGCACCACCAGTTACTACTTCTCTTACTACTAGTGTACCACGTGTATTAGCTTGTTGGTCTAATAATAAGTTGCCAACTACGGCTGTACTTGCACTTAATACAGTTGCACTTGAACCATCTTGTGGTACAAAGTCACCAATTGCGCCAGCACCGTCAGTTTGTGTTGTGCTAACACCTTGTACTGTTTTTGCTACAAATGCTGTACTTGTGCTACTGTATGCAAAGAATTTAAGATCAATTCCGTTACCTGCACTAGTTGTTTTAATCCAAATGTCACCAGCGGCTGGTGAGCCCGGTGCACTATAATGTTCGTCATATGTTGCATCACCTGCGGCTAGCGAATTATCAATCAATTCCCATGCACCGCCTGCACCATGAAAGTATTGTAAACTTATCTGTCTAGCGGCAGTAGTTGCAATTTCATTGTCAACATGAATAACAACAAGATATGTGTCGTTAGTTGCGGCACTTGCGGCTGTACTAGGTGTATGATTTGTTGCACCGTCTACAGTTGCCTGTGCGCTTGTTGCGTTAATTTCTACAGTTGGAATTTTATTTTCCCATGTACTGTTTGTAGCACTCCATTCGTGAATACCATATCTACTTGCATCTGTGTCTAACCAAAGACCATTTGCAGTTGCATATGCACTAGTTGGTGCAGTAGTTGCGGCTTCGAGTTGCCCTAAGTTTAAGTCTGCTCTCACAACAAATGCTTGATTTCCTTGTCCTAAGTAGCTGTAAGCCGCCATTAAACCATATTCGCTGGTTTCACTGCCTTGTACTACTGCGGTTCCATTTCTAGTAAATGTTGGATTGCCAAAAAACTGTGTAAGTTCTCTCTGGCTAGTCACTTTAACGACCTTGCCAGCATTTGCACTTTTAGTTTGTGCGGCGATTCCATCAGCTTCACTACCAGTTGGATCAGTTTTATCCTGACGTGTTGCTACAAGCAATAGTGGTACTGTACCAGCGCCTGGTGCGCCGTAAGCACTTTCATCTACTACTGAAACATTTACGCCTGGTGATGTTAAAGTTGCCATATTTTTGCTCCTGTGATAAAATAATTTATTACAACTATTTACCAAATAGGCTATATATCAGGGTGGTTATGAAGGTTAACTTAGTAGTTAATAATTTAGTCAAAAAAATAGAGCCCGTAGGCTCTATTTTAAAAAACAGTATAACTTATACTGCGAACATTTTTGCTCTGCTACCAGTTGTGTCACGAGCAGTAATACTATATCGTGTTGCACCTGTAGTAGCAATATCAGTCTTAACATTAAGTCCAGCTGATTTCATTTCGCTCATTCTAGCAGGAAGTTGCTGAATGCCGAACCTTGCTTTTGCGTCTTTCGCAGTCAAAGTTTTTCCAGTACCTCTTAGATAAGTTTCTAAGAAAGTCTTCTGGTTAGTTTTAATTGTAGTAAAAGCCATATATGCCTCCAGTTAAGTTGTGTTTAGAGTTTATCCCTAAACAATAAAAGTAGTGTAACACTACAAGAATTCTTTGTCAACCTTTTTTTATAATTTTTCTAATCTTTTTTCGTGTCTACCACCTTCAAATTCTGTGGTAAGAAATGTATCAACTATATTAATAATCCAAGCTGGGTCGGTTACTCTAGCACCTAAGCACAATACATTGGCATTGTTATGTTGTCTTGTAAGCATTGCAGTATGTGTATCTTTACAAAGTCCTGCACGGATCTTTGGATTACGATTTGCTGTCATACTCATACCTATGCCTGTACCACATATTAGGATACCAAAATTCGCGCCGCCATCTGCTACTAGTTCACCTACACCTTTTGCAAAGTCTGGGTAGTCACAACTTTCTTCGCTATCGCAACCACAATCTCTGACTACATGTCCTTGTTCTAGTAACCATTCACTGATTGCTTGTTTTGTTTTGTAACCGCCATGATCACTGCCTATTGTAACAATCATTAACCCCAATCCTTGAAATCACCAAGATCTTCATTATCATTATACCCTTTGGTATAAGCAGTAATTTCTGCAGGTGTCATTAATGCCATTGGAACTTCTTCTGACTGCAAAGAATCACCGGTATAGTAATGAGGATTATATCCTCTTCGGTAGTAGCTGTCTGCTCCGCCTCGATCATAAGGACCGCCATGTCTATTATCATATTCCATAATAACCTCTTAGTTAAAAAATGCCGGGCTTTTAGTGTGGTCGCTTCACTGTCAGTCTGACTAGTCCGGACTTTTAGCTAGCCAGCCCCTTAACACCTTGCTTCACCATAACTTTCAATTCTTAAGGGAGAACCTACTCGTGCTTTTTGCGGTGTTACGTTATGCTAATCCATTTTCT